AACGCATCCGAGCGTGAGCAGATGTCGGCACGGCGCGTCATTCATCCAGCGACCTACCGTGTGCGCCACGACAACGGCGACACCTTTGAGGTGCGAGGTTTGACGCTGGCACGGGTACGCAAACTGATCGAAGCAGAGTGCCAGAAAAGGAACTGGAACATTATGGATGTGGATTGGTGGGAGGTCGAAAAATGAGCTACAAACTGATAGCCTGCCCGATATGCAATAGCCGCTATCCGATCGTCGTGCATGACTTAATTGAAAAATATTTTCGGTGCAAATGCGAAAACTGCCATGCACAAACGGAAACGTTCAAGTATGAAGCGCAGGCGATAAACGCGTGGAATAATGGGAAGGTGGAGGCGGAGCGGCAATGAAAAAGCTGACTGCCAGACAAACAGTTGAAGCTAACCGCGAGAAGCTGCTTGCATGGGAACGGGAAGGCAAGTCCTATTTCTGGATGGCAACGCAGATCGGGCTGAACGACCGCAACGCGCCGATGGTAAGCAGGTGGTTCATAAAGCAGGGTATTCGCAGGAAGGAGGCGAAATGAGCAAGGATAAGTACGAGTTTGTATTATACTGGAACGATGTTATGAACGATTACCGGTGGAAGGCTGTTCGTAACAATATTTGGTATGGAGATTTGTTCCAGTTAAACGGCAAATGGCACTTTTACAGTAAAAGCAGTTGTTATCAAACAACAAAAACATTGCGAAAAGTTGCAAAAAAACTTGACGAATTGAATGGGGCAGCGAAATGAACGAAGCAGAACGAGCCAATGTAAATCACATTGCTAAATGGGATAAAACATCGTGGGATAATATTTATAATTGGGATGGTGATATTACGATCAAAGGTGACTTTATAAAATCAGAAAACGGAGATGATGAAATGACAGATATTTCGATTATGAAAGAAGTTTCCGATATTATGCGAACAACTGCAATGGCTATTGACGAGATAAAGGGAATTCTCGGGGAACGTTTAGATCGGATTTCGATTTTAGAAGAACGGGTTGCTAAATTGGAGGCAGGCAATTCAAATGGACACGATAATGACGGAGATAAACAATTAGTAGATGTTGGCAAGCTAATTTTCTCCGGTGACTGGGAGCTTATCGAACAGAACGGTTTGATCTATTTGACCAAACACGGCTACGGGATCAAAATTGTGTTGAGCCTGCAAAACGCGAAGGAGGTATGGCGCATGCTGGACGCGTACATGGAGCGGAGAGCGTATGAGTGGGCGGCGAGTTATGGGAGTGCGCCTGGAGGAAAAGAATGAAATCTCTAACAGTTGACCAAATAATAAAAGACGTGACTCTTACTGTCACGGTCAAATACCCTACAGGGTTTAAGATCAGGTTGGCGCTCTCGATGTTTCTAATTCGTTTGGCAGCGAAGATATTGGGTTGCCGTCTTGAGGTGAAGGTGACAGAATGAATTTGAGCGACTTTGTTGCAGAAGAGAACGTCGACAAAAAAATTGAAATTGCAGAGGCTGTTGAGAGGCTCGGTCACATCGACCGAGCCGTTTTGTACCTCTGGGTCGAGGGTTATACGCAGGCGGAGATAGGGCGGATATTCGGGTATACAGACAGGCATATTAGACGAATATTAGCCAATATTAGTGAAAAATGTCCTAAAAGTTAGCTGCCACTCCCCTATTAAGTAGGAGCCAATTATGTACAAAAATTGTGTTTGTGGCATAGAAATATCAGCCAATCGTTCTTTATGTTGTGAGTGTGCTGAAACTTATGGAACTAATCCTACTGAATGGCCGGAGTGGCTTCGTTGGCAAGTAAGCGATATTCAGCGCGAATGGGATTATGAACGGAATAACGATTCATTGTCAATTGACGAAATAGAGCCAAACGGGCGTGGTGGATACCGAGCGAAACGGGACTTTGCCTTGCGCGGTTGCAGAGATGAAACGCATTTATATAAAAACAGAGCCAGCTACGCGCGGATTATCCAGCGGACCAAAGTTGGACATTGAGCCTTCCGGCGGGCCTTGTTCACCGGATAAACTTATTCATAATTACGGAGGCATTGAATGGCATTTGATGTTGAGGTTTTAGGTGTTGTAGCTGGGATGATGATCTTGGCGAATCGGCTGGTTGCCGCGCTTGTTGATCCTTTGTTCGACAAGTACAATTGGGATAAATTCTATTTGATGTATCCCGCCTGGATTCTGTCCGGCGTGTTCGTTTGGTTGACGGGCGTAAACTTGTTCGCCGCGTTTATCCCGAACGTACTGGTAGGGCAGATTCTAACAGCAGTTGTTGCAGGTGGTGGATCGAATCTGCTTCATGACCTTGTAGACCGTCCAGCCGAGATTTGGGTGCCGCTTGAAGGCGATGATGAAGAGTTTGAGCCAAGTGTAGAGGGCGGAAGCGGTAACGTAGAGGCTAAAGGGTAATGGATGGGGTTGAGTTAATCCCCGCTTCAGCATGGGTTCAGGCTGTTTTTGTTTGCCTGTTCATTGCGTTTTTTGTTTATGTTCTATCCTGGATGGCGAAAAGTAAACGGGAAGAGCAGCAATACCAAGCAGAGCAAAGCAAACAAAATCAGGAATTCCATGCGCGTGAATCTGAAAAGTGGCAGAAGTTTATCAACGAGGTAGACGATAAGTGGCGCGCGTTCAATAAAGAGCAAAGGGTCGAAAATAATTGTTCTATGACTGAGGTGAAAGGTAGTCTGCAAGATGTAGCTACTGTCATGCAGGCACTGGTAAGCGAGGTAAAAGAGATGCGGTCGGATACGTCCGTGTTTTTAGGCGCGTTTAATCAGCATGATTTACAGGCGCGTGAGATATTGATGGAAGTCAAGAAGCCCGTATCAAGGTCGAGAGCGAAGAAGCCGGTGGAAGTCGATGTCAATTCCAACTGATGACAATCAATATACGCTATTACTTGCCCGCCTACACGCGCTTGAGACAGAGCTTGCCGCCTTGCGCGAAGAAGTCCGCGAGATTAAGGACGACTTGCAAGAAGCATGGCTGGGCGGGACGGATTAGGACGGGAAAGTGAGCAAGATAGCGAAACTTAATAAGCCGCTGATTAATCGCATTGTTGGGCATGGCGAAGAGGCAGTTGACCAATTATTGGCTAACCCGCTTAATTATCGCTTACACCCCGATAATCAGCAGCAGGCTTTAGCAGGTGCTATTGATGACATTGGCTTTATTCGCTCCGTAACCGTGAATCAACGAACAGGACGCGTCGTGGATGGACACTTGCGCGTGACGCTGGCTGCCCGTTCTGGAGTTGAGACGCTTCCAGTCGAGTACGTGGATTTGAGCGAGGCTGAGGAAGCGCAGGCGTTGTTGAGCCTTGACCCTATTGCGGCAATGGCGGCAAGCGACAAGGCGAAGCTGGACGAGTTGATGCGCGCGGTGCAAAGCGATGACGAGCGTGTGCAGGCGATGATAAGCGAGATTGCGATCAAAGAAAATCTATTCATTCCTGACGAGTTTCCAGAATACACGGAAGACGTTGAGAATGACGTTGAATACCTGACTTGTCCTGAATGTGGGCATAAGTGGCCGAAGTAAACGAGTATCTGACAATTCTGGAACAGGCTTGGCAGGAACACTTAGAGCCTAAACCAGATAACGCGCCAACTGTAATATCTACTTTCGCAGGTTGCGGTGGATCTTCGTTAGGCTATTCAATGGCGGGCTTTCGTGAATTACTGGCTATCGAGTGGGATGACAATGCGGTTGCCACGTTCAAGTTGAACTTTCCTGAGGTGCCAGTTTATCACGGTGATATTGCGAAAATAAGTGTTGAGCAGGTGCTGGAAATGACTGGACTTCAACCAGGTGAACTTGACGTGTTCGATGGATCACCGCCTTGTCAAGGATTTTCAACGGCTGGCAAGCGCGTAATGGATGACCCACGTAACCAGCTGTTCAGGGAGTATGTGCGCTTATTGCGAGGACTGAAACCGAAAGTGTTCGTTATGGAAAATGTTAGCGGAATGGTCAAGGGCAAGATGAAACTTATCTTTGCCGACATTCTGCGTGAGTTGAAAGCAAGTGGCTATCGAGTGTCCTCAAGGCTGCTGAATGCAATGTACTTCAATGTGCCGCAATCCAGGCAGCGATTGATATTTATCGGTGTGCGAGAGGATTTAGGCGTAGAGCCGAGCCACCCGAAAGCGGAAAGCTCAGGAATTAGTCCGAGAACTGCTTTTTTGTGCGTGCCAGACGATGAGATTAAACCGTTACCAGATTGGATGATTGAGGCAGCTAAATATATTGATGCAGGCAATTATAACCATCAAAGTGTTGAAAGGGCTTTTATCAAAGTAAGGGGCAAATCGGCCGGTTCAATAAACACAAAAATGCTCTCATGGGACAGGACAAGTTGCACATTAGTTAAGTCAGAAATTGCTACAACAGGAATTATTCATCCAGACGGTGAACGGTATCTGACCATTGCAGAAATGAAAAGAATTAGTTCGTTCCCAGATAGTTTTCAATTTATTGGGGAACGAAAAGAAAAAGTATCCAGATTAGGAAATACAGTTCCGCCGCTCTTTATGCGGTCAATCGCAAGGCATATTAGAACGGCAATTTTGGAAATTTGAGTACTTAAAAAGATGAAACAGAAGCTGACAGTAGACCAGGTAATCAAGGCGCTTGAGAACAATCAAGGGCTTGCCGCGCTTGCCGCTCACAGTTTGGGCGTGACGATGCAGACGGTCTACAACTACCGAGATCGCTATCCGACTATCGCGGCACGAATGAAGGAGTTGCGAGAGCGCAGAACTGACCGCGTGGAGCTTGCGCTTTACGACAAGATAAACGCAGGGGATACCGCGTCAATCATCTTCTACCTGAAAACGCAAGCGAAAGACAGAGGCTACGTTGAGCGGCAGGAAGTGACTGGAGCTGAATCCGCGCCGATTGAACTGGTTGTTACGTATGCAGACAAAAAGCAAAATGCCGACGAGGAAATATGAGATCACACTTCCCGCTCCATATCCGGCACAAACGGCATTCATTGACTCGCCCGCAAAGCGCAAGATCGTCCGGGCTGGAAGGCGAGCTGGAAAGACGGTCGGCATGGCGATCTATGCTGTGCAAAAGTTTCTCGACGGGAGGCGCATTCTTTACGCCGCGCCAACCGCTGACCAGCTTAGCAGGTTTTGGATCGAAGTTACGCGCGCGTTATCACCGGCTATCGACGCTGGAGTGCTATACAAAAACGAGACGGATCACATCATTGAGTTGGCAGGAACGGAACGACGCATTAGAGCTAAGACCGCATATAACGCGGATACGCTGCGCGGTGACTATGCCGACCTGCTCATTCTGGACGAGTTTCAGCTCATGAGCGAGGACACGTGGAACGCGGTGGGTGCACCTATGCTGCTGGATAACAATGGCGACGCGGTATTTATCTACACGCCGCCTTCGCTGCATTCACGTTCTGCAAGCAAAGCGAACGATCCGCAGCACGCGGCAAAGCTGTTCAAGCGGGCGGCTGCTGATACAAGTGGCAGGTGGCAAACATTCACGTTTTCGAGCCATGAGAACCCGTATCTGAGCAAAGTTGCGCTGGACGAGATAACGAACGACATGACGGCATTAGCTTACCGGCAAGAGATATTGGCAGAGGACGTGGACGAAGTGCCGGGCGCATTGTGGGCACGCGTGCGGATAGACGAAAGCAGAGTGACCGACTTCCCAGACCTCGCCCGCATTGTAGTGGGAGTTGACCCGACAGCAAGCGCGGACG